ATTTGTAGATATATCTGCAAGCTCTACTGTAGGTAAAGTCATCAGCTTCTTTATAAGCGGTATATTGTGCTTTGTAATAAATATGATCTACAACGCTGTTGATAAAAAACTCCATTCGAACATTCCAGATCAAAAATCATAATTCATAAGATGACGTAAGGGTCAAAAGTCATTTCGATTCGAGCTTGCTCGAAATCGAATATGAATTTATGACCCGCCAAACATGAGCAAAGTAGCACGTAGTGCGGATTTGCGAATGTTTGAGGATTGTGAGAGTTTCGAAGAAACGGAACAATCCGGTAGTCATATGGTGTCAAAAGGAACTTTTGACACCTACCTCATACTATAATATAAAACTAAAAAGAAAGAGAGAAGATTATCCAATGGATAATCATTCTCTCTTTTTTTCAATATCAAGCTATCATTAGATGCTTTTCTTTAGCAAATTTACCATAAATGACCTTTGTTACATCTTCTGGAGCTTCTTTGTTTCTTGCTGCATATAACTGAGTAATAATTCCATTTTTTACCTCCATTGTACATAGAGATTTTGAAGGATCAGATGTTCTACGCACAAAAAGCACTACTGTTTGTAGGTTGCAAACATCATCGATGTAGTTTGTAACGCAATTATGCATTTGTGCCTTCTCGTCTTTAAAATCCTGTATTGAATGAGGTATGACAATAACAAAACCATCAGATTCAAAATTATATTTAGATGCTAATGTTTTTGCTAGTTTATTGAGAATCTCATTGTTTTTTCTGTCAGTTTCAATTTTAAGCAGTTCCGCTGAATTATCATGTTCTTTCTGTAGATTTTTAGGAAATAAATTAATCTCGCTCTTTCTAAAACCTAGTTTGTATTGCATCTTTAGATAGTCTTTCCATATACCAAGATCATGATTTGACTTTATGTAACGAAAGATCTTATGTGCAGAAACGAATAATCTCATGTAACAATAATTACTAATATCTCCTTTGATTTTGATAAGAGCTCTAAGTTCATCAACGGAGATACTAAAAGATGAATTTGGTTTCTTTGCATAAAGAGTTGCATCCATAAGCGCGATATCATAGGCCCCAGTATTATTTGGTACTTCAATCTGTTTTAGATAGCTCGAAGTATATTCATTTGCTCGCTGTAGATATTCGATTAGCATAGGCTCTGGGTCTTTTGGAAGTGTATTGAACTGATTTTTGGATATTTTCAAGATATCATAGATAGTAGATTTGCTATTATCATATTTGATTCTGTAACAATAATAACTCAAATTAGCAGCTATCATTTTCTTCCATTTCATTCGAAGGAAGTATTCATATATCTTATCTTTAGCTGCCAGATTCAAATAATAATTGAAGTCTAGCCATGAATAGTCATGTTTTTCAACATAATCTTCGAGTATGCTTTTTGGAGTTATATACTTAAATCTAGTATTTGATAATGAAAAATTCCTGTAAATTCGAGATTTTTTTGGAAAAAACACATTTCTTGCCATGCCGTAGTATCTGATTTCTTCAACATCTTTCCATACATAATCATTTTCATAATTACGCGTCCGAATGAACTGGTGATAGCTGGTATCATCAGATACTTGAATGGCCTGCCTACAAGCACTCACTTTTATATCCTGATCGTTAAAAGCCCTTTGAACAGAATAATACTCTACTATGAGTCTGCCTTTATTTGTATAAGGTATAATGGCAGTAATAAACTGATTTGCAACCTTACGCTTTCTAATGGTTATAGTAGTTCCACAACATGGGCATTTTAACTTTGCAAGATGTTTTAGTCCATTTGAAGAAAAATCTTTATTACAATAAGTACAACGTGCTATGTCTCCGTTAACAAGAGCAAATTCTTGATCATCGAAAGCCTTTTTATATAAAAAAGTTTTCTGAGAGCGTGATAATGGTTTTAGATAACAAAGATACTTGTTGACTTCTTTAGCTCGTTCTTCTTCTCTCTTTTTGGCTTTCTCTTTTCTTTCAGCCTCCTGGATCTCTCTAAGAGTTGCACCATTGAGAAAATCCTTTTCTATTTGATCGCTTTTATTGAGATAGCTAATTAACCAATCATAAATAACAGATTTAGTGATTTTATTTTCATTTGTAATCCCGAACCATGAATGATTGCTATCTATAAAATATCTCTTATAAAGGACCAAGCCTTTATATAAATCTAATTCTAGTAAGTCACCTAAACCATCAGATATTATACCTGCTTTAATGTATGCCTTATTATCTTTTTTTAATAAAGCTTTTTCATTTCTGCTTAATTTAAGTGGGTTCATAGCCTTCAAAATACTTTTTTTCATTTTCTTTCTATATCTCCTTTCAAAAAGAAGAGGGCAACCATTTTGATATTGGTTGACCTCATTCATCATTTGCTTATACTACCATGTCAAAAAGACTCATCTGTGTACTTTCATCGATAGTATTTTTCTCATCTTCATTCTCTGCTACATCTGATGCAATTTCATTGGAAAAACTAATGGGATTTTTAGCTTCTGTAGAATCAGATTTTTTAGATTTAGCCTTTGTTTTCCTTGGCTTTTTGGTTGCTTTCTTAGCAAAGTAGTCTTCTGGTATTTGTTCTTTCAAGGCTAATAGATTTTTTTCAAGATTATCTATCTCGTTTTCGATTCTGGCTATTTTTTCATTCTTATCTATCTGTTCTTCAAAAGATTCTGAAGGAGAAGATGATAATTCTTTGAAATCTCTTTTTAGGGACTTTAGTTCTTTATGCTTTTTATCATATTCAGATTTTAAGCTCTGAAGTCTACGTTTTTCAGCATTTTCTGTCTTTATTCTTTCCTCATCCTCTACTTCGGTCTTATCATCATAAAGCAAATAATCATGTACCCACGAATACACAACATGATCTGAAGCGCTGACACATCCATTACCTTTACAACTCAATAAATCCTGAGCTCTTTTATTTATTGACTTGATAAGTCTGGGCCAGTTTTTCCATTCATGTGATAAAGCAGTAGCAATTGCAGGCTCCCTGCTTGCTTCTTTTAAAAACTGCAGAATCTGTTTATACATGTATTCTGTAGCATTAAATTTCATCATCGTTTCTTCAGGTAAGCCATCAGAAGTGTTCACGCCTTGCGTTTTTTCAAGTTTTTCCTCAAGATCTCGCATTTTCTTTTGCAGACTTAAATAGTTTTCTTGGCAGCTAGTTTTATCAGGATTAACGTATTCTGTTTCTCCGGTTCTTTCATTGGCTTTTATGACTAGCTTACTTATTTTATCTTTTGTGCTGTCAATCTCGTTAATAATACGTTTTATTTTGTCCTCATGCTGCTTGTTTAAAGAAATCTTTAAGTCTTCAAGTTCTTTGTTTGCTTCAAGTTCCCATCGTGCAGTAAAATCAGCATTTTTTTCGTTGCAAAAGAACTTTAATGGCCTGCCATTCGAGGTAAGTATTATTTCCCACTGTGGAGTGAAAGAACATGATACATTACTATCTGGCGTTATCTCTCCTGAATCGATTGCTGCTTCTACCTGTTTGATGGCATGGGCAAAAATTTTCATTACGTTTGATGCTTTCATTTTATTTTTTCCTCCTTATTTAATGAGTGTCATAAACTTCATTTAAAATATGAAATCTCTATAGAGAGAAAAAAATCATAAATTATAAAGATGCAGCCAGGTCAGGTCTTTAAATTTTTATAAATAATGAGTTTGTTTTTGCAACAAGATGTCAAAATCAATCATATTTATCTTGGAAAGAAAACTGAATTATATGATCCGAAAAAGGAAAATAAGTATGAAAAAAATACAGGTGTTTACTATAGTATCCATATTTGTACTAGGGGTTATAGTTGGTACTATCACAAGTAGATCTGGAAAAAAAACATCTGAAGTTAATGCTTCAACAGATTCTTCACAGGCTGAAGTTGTGTATGACTATTGCCTTGGCCTTGATAATAATGGTTTTATAAAAGACAATGCAGAAACATGTCTTGGAGAGGTTAGCCTGGAAGGTATGGGAATTGATGTTGCCTCTCTTGAGCCAACTGCTGATGATGTCAATGACTATATGAATAATATAGCTAAAAACTATGCTGAATATTCTGACAATGTGTTACTTACCGCACAGACTGGTGATACTGTAAGAATTGACTATAGCGGATATCTTGATGAATCCAAAGATGTATTAAGCGCATCCTCAGATGAAGAAGTAACTATCGGAAGTGGTGACTATGTTAATGGCTTTGAAGATAGTATCATCGGACTTCATCCCGGTGAGTCAACTGTTGTAAATGTTACATTCCCCGCTGATTTTGGTGACGAACATATCAATGGTAAATCAGCAACATTTACCATTACACTTAATTCTATAAAAGTTGTACCAGAGATGACTGATGAAATAGCATCACGTGCACTTGGTAAAGATAACGGTACTATAGCTGAATTAGAAGAATCAGTAAAACTATATCTGCTTCAGCTAAATTTACATACCGCAATCTACAGTTATATCAATTCTATTGAAACAGATTCTTTGCCTGAAGAATATTATAATAACAAAATTAAAATGATTAGGGCTGCTGATGATGAAGAAGCTGAAACATACGCCAAAGCATATGGCCTTACAGATGTAACATTTGCGTCATTATGTGGTTATACAGAAGAAGAATATGAGGCGAGTCTTGAACGTAGAGCTTCTGAAAGTGTTAAAGCAGAATTGTTTTTTCAGGCAATTTTCAAAAAATATATATCTGATACACTCCCAGAAGAAACATATAACAATTGGACAAAAGCAGCTAATCTTACTCAGGACAAGATAGAGTCATATGGTGAACCATATGTAAAGCAGTCAATAATCATGATAGAGGCAATGAATTACATTTACAAACAATACAACGCAGGCGAAGCGGTATCACAGTATGAATTGCTATCAAATCTCGAATCAATAGAGAGTAGTGATGAAGTATCACCAGCAGCGACAACAGATACATCAGTAGAATCTAGCAAATAGAGAGAAAACCATGAATAAGTAGAACGTTACATGCTTAAATAGCAGCCAGGTCGCTTCATGATATTTAATATAACTCGAAAGGATATCCCCTATGGCAATTCGTAAATGCGTAATATGCAAGGATAAAGTACCATTGCTTAATAGCATTAAACTAATGGATGGCAATTACTTATGTCCTAAATGCGTAAAGAAAGCCTCTCCTTGCATAAGAAAAACTTTTTCTGAAATGGTCCCCAAGTATGTAATAGACTACTTTGATTATCTACCACTGGCAGAGAAAAAAGCTAAACAATTCCATAAAACATGTAGCTATGGCATTTGCCAGATTGATGAAGATAATCATCTAATTTCTATATGTAAAGATAGTAATATTAATCGAAAAGGTAAACTTAGGCATAATCCTTTAGATATTTATGATCTGAAGTATTTACAAGATATTAGGCTAGATATGCGTCCTTGCTCAGTACATAAAGGTCCGTTAACAGGTGATCTGCGATTATATTTATCCATGTCAAAGCCTAAAGCACAGATAGATGTTATTATAGCACCCAAAGTGAAAATGAATACAAGAGTAGAAGAAGAATATTTATCATATACCGAACCTAATGATCTGATATTCTTTCGCTCATTATTAGCATCTGCAATTGAGAGTGCTAAAAACGTATTAAACGCCGGATGGCATGAAAATAGCGATTCGACTGATATATCTTGCGAAAGAGTATTAAGCAATAATGACTCTAAGTATCGTGCGGCGCTCAATGTATTCATGCTTGACGATGATTACACAGAACAGGATCTGAAGAGACAACGTAATATTTTACTAAAGGCTTTTCACCCTGATGCAGGTAATACTGATAACAATAAGTTCACAGAAAGAATTGTAGAGAGCTACGAAATATTACATAAAAGGTTGGCAGAATAAATGAATAAAGCTAAATGGAAGTTTATATATCTAATAACAATTCTTGCTCAGGTGGGTGCAATTGTAATTGCTGTTTTAGTAATTAAATATATATTTGATTGTTATGCTTATGGCGGTGAACCGGAACCAATAATTGCTATTGCAGGCTTTGGAGCAGTTCTAATAATACCTGTTATTTCAAGACCACTTATGAATCGAGCAATTGAAGAATCAGAATATGATGAGAATGGAATGAACATAAAAAGTAATTCCTATCTCAAATTAACTAGAAGAGAAAGAGAAGAATTAGACAAGCAAAAACTAGCAGATGCCGAGCGTGTATTAAGTTCATCAACAATAAGAAAGCTAATCAAGCCAGGATCTAAAGATCCAGAAAGAGATATGGAAAAACTTATTGGGCTTGAAAATACTAAAAAACGCATGCTTGAAATGGCAGCACGTATGGAGTACGACCGGAAAAATAAAAAAACACGGGCTTTGTCTTCACGACATCTGATGTTTCTCGGACCTCCCGGGACAGGCAAGACAACAGCCGCAAGAATAATGACTGGATTTTTATATAGATATAAATATATCAAATATAACAGATGCCTTGAAATAGATGGCAACTTTTTGGTTGCAGATAACCCAGGTGATAGCGCATTAAAAACACGATTAATTCTACAAAAAGCCATGGGTGGCGTTCTTTTTATCGATGAGGCATATTCCATGATGAATGGTGGGCAGGAGGTAATTGCTACATTAATCAAAGAAATGGAAGATAAACGAGACAAGTTTGTATTGATACTCGCTGGATATGAAGATGAAATGAAAGAACTGGTACGAACAAACCCAGGATTTAAATCCCGAATAAAGGATTACATAAATTTTTCTTCCTACTCTAACGAAGAATTGGTTGAGATTTTTAAAGCAATGGCTGCAAATGCAGATTTCAAAGTGAGTTCCGAAGCAGAAAACAGGCTATATGAGCGTATGATAGCTGAAAAGAAGGAACGTTACTTTGGTAACGCGAGAACAGTTCGAAATGTTCTTGATGAGAGTATTGATAATCATTCATATAATATAAAATGTAAAAAAATAAGGAAGGATAAGTATAAAATAATAACTGGATGGGATGTAAATATAAAACCATCAGTAGATCCTTTTTGAATATATAGATGTTGATTAAGTAGTTATTTTTAGCATCTAGTACTATGAATTCTAAAAATCTGACATATTAGTAGCAGAGCTAATATCTAAGGCAAATTAAATAATATAATAGTCAACTTGAAAGGTATCAAATCATTTATCAACTTCCCGTCACACAAGTTTAATAAACTTGCATCTACCATGTAGTATATCTAAGACTTCTCCCACCACCCTTGGGCGATGAGAGAAGTCTGCGAAACAGAAAGGATTACTATGTTATGAAAAATCACCAAGAAGAAACAGCAAACACAGATATGGCATCGAAAAACAACAAAGAGATTATCCTATCTAAAAAAGAAAAAAGATGTCTAGTCGTTGGAATACTTGTTGCAACGATTACTATGACAGTATTCTCCATTAATAAATTTATAGATACTCTACCTAAAAAGGTAAAAGCGTCTACTAATTTTTCTAAATACCTTACTACGACAGGAGTTATTACAGAAAAGACACCAGAATACTATATTGGTCTTGTAAATATTGAAAATCTAGGTTTCACTGCTGATGATCTTGATGTTACAGATGCAAGATTGGAGCAAGAGATATCAGAGCTTCTTGCTGATTATACAACTACTTATACTGATCCATCAGCAGAAGTAGAAGAATACGATACAGTTAATGTTGAATATATATGTTCAATTGACGGCGAGGAATATTCAGAAGCAAGTACAAATGGAATAGGTGTTTCAATCACTATTGGCTCGGAAGAATATGTTACTGGCTTTGAGCCGCAGATTGTTGGGATGCATCCAGGGGAAACCAAAGATATTAATGTCACCTTTCCAGAAGATTATAACAGTGAATCCTTTGCAGGAAAAACAGCAACATTCACCATTACTGTAAACTCTGTTACCAAGACTGCAGATCTAACGGACGAAATAGCGGTATCTCTCTCAGGGAATCCGACTATGACAGCAGATGCATATAGACAGATGCTTAAAGATTCATTGAAAGAAGATATGCTCAATTCATATATTTCATCATATTTAGATTCATTAGAACCCACTTCATATCCCGAAGGGTATTTATACAATGTTGCCGGCTTGACGAAAACTATTAATGATGAAGCTTTTGAGGACTATGTTGCATCAACAAGCAAAACAGTTACTGCAACTTCTTATGCTGAATTCAATGGAATTACAGATGAAGAATATGAGAATGAACTTATTACGAATGCCAAGGAAGATGTCATTGCAGACCTTTTCTGGATGGAAGTATATGATACATATTTAGGTACACCTGTTACAGATGATATTTTTGCATCATGGATGGCAAATTATGGCATACCGCAAGATGCAATAGATACATATGGACGTGGATACCTTGTGATGGCACTTAAACAAGAAGCAGCATACAACTATATTTGTAATTATTTTGGAATTACATCAGGTTATCAGTGGGATATGTATTCAGGCAGTACTACACAGCCATCAAAAAGTCAGGAAAGTAATAGTTCAACCTCTGCAACAACAGGCTCTTCTCAGGAATAAATAGACTTGTCACGTACACTGCTGTTCTAGAGTGATGGAGTAGAAAAAGCATATTATCCCTAGAAATAAAATAAAAATATCTAACATATTTTTAGTGAGGGAAACCCATCATAGATAAAGGAGAGATAAACATGAAAAAGAAAGTCATAACTATTTTCCTTGCTGGAATATTGTCTTTTTCTGCTATGGCTTGTGGAATGGACAAGCAACTAGAAAAAGCTGCTCCCAAGAGTTCTACATCAGAAGAAGTGCCAAGTGCAGATCAGCTTAAGGAAGACATAAAGACTGCAATTACCTCTAAAAAAATAAATTCATTCAACGAGGATTTAATAATATCTGGTTCAGCTTATCTTAGTTATGAAGGATTTGAAGCGGTTGAATCTATACCAATGGACGCAGTATTTACAGAGACAATGACTTATGATTGCAAGAACACTGACAGTTCATATGAGCTAACTGGTACAGGTTCAGCTATCCTGGAAATAATCAATACACCTTGTACAGCTACAACATTAGAGCTAAATGCAATATATACTGATGGTAAAGAAAATATAACAATAAATAATACAAACATCGAAAATACAACTTCATGGATTGGATATGATTCCGAAGAGTTCACATCAACACTTCTTGATGGCATTTCTGACTGTAATGTAAGTTCAGACAAAACAAACTGGATAATAACTGGTACTCTAGCTTCAGATACAGCTACATCATTATTCATTGATGATTCGCATATAAGTCTGATAGATACAACATCATATGCTTCTGCGTATATCTATGATACTACAAGTATAAGCGAAATGATTGCTAATGGTGGAAAGATAGAAGTCATAATAAATAAAGAAACAAAACTCCCGGAAAAAGTTAGCATATTTATCGATGAAGAAACATTTACACCATATGCAGAGAATATAAATACATCATTCATTGCAAAGGTAGAAGAGGAAGAACTTGACGGAGCGACAATAAAAGTCGAATCAGAAAATGCTGTTTATTCCTTAGCTTTTTCATTCCAGTGAAAAAATCAAAATATTTAAATGGCTATAAATAGACATATGTTGCCATGTTAATATGACATCCTTTGCGGTGAAAATGCGTTAGAAAAATTACAAAAATATATAATAAATATATAAAGAAACAAATAACCCCGCATTTTCATAAACAAAGGAGAATAAAACACTTGTACGAATCAAATGAAATAATCAGGTATCCGAAAGAATCATATAATACTGCAAAGAAGGACGCACAGGGCATACCACACAGACTTGTGGTTTCGGATGAATTTGGAACATACACGGAAAAAGACTGTCTTGATGATTTCAGAAAAGCACCATTACAAGATGCTTCATTTTCAAGATTCGTTTTCACAATCATTGAAGGAAATCGTGAGAAAGGTTGTAAGACCGTACTTGCAAATCTTCCGACATCTGAGATTGAAACGATAAAGCAGAAAATGAATCTTTGCAAGTGGAAGATCATGGAAAACATTTTCGATGGCACAAAGCCAACAGACAACGTTGCATACACATATGTTTTTTCAACAGGTAGATTTAAAGGAAAAACAGCGGCGGAAATAATAAACGAAGATGATGGTGAAAACAGGCTCATACAACAGAAAAACTATTTAAAGGATAACCTTGCAAAATATCCAAACAATCAGAAGGGAATTGACGCGATTGATGCTGCATTAACACTCAAAAAAAATGGTGGTGTTGATACAAAAATGATCAAGAATAACACAATAATTGTTCATCAGGGCGTATCAAAATATCTTGCAAAAAAGACTATTAAAAACCCAAATTACAAAAACCCTAGTACTGATAAAGGGGAATTAACATTTATCTATTCAATCCAAATAGAGTGTTCTCCATCTGCTAATTCGCCATTTGATGTCAAGATTATGAATTGCTATGCACCTGTTTATGAGAAAGAAGATGGTTCTTCGCGAATCTCCTTAAAAGATAGTATTAAACTGGATGGCAAAACAAGTGGAAGAGAGATATTACAGTTTTCGTTCACTGAAAAGGATTTTTCAGATATGATCAATAAACTTGCATCAGATTGGGAATGTTATCACAACATCGTATTCAAGCGACAGTATGCCTTGGCCGATAAGCATAGCAGACTGTCTAAAGAAGCGAGCTTGAATGAAAGAAATAACCATTTAGAGAACAACAATAACATTAGTCCTTATCGAATTAATAAATCAGCATAAGTTAGTGCGTGCTCAATAATTAATAACTACTGATATTTACTGACTTTGCGGGCAATCCGTGAGATAATAAATACAAGGAAATCATTACTTTTGCTTCAAAAACCTTGCACTTTTCGCGGAGAATCCCATGTATAAGAAGAATCAAAATCGTCAAATAACCCTCAAGGATTTCAACCAGCCGCTTGGCTTGAAACTGAATCCTGAAAATAAATGGATAAAGAAAGCTGCCATGATCCCATGGGAAACCATCGAAAAAGAATATGCTGATCTGTTTCCATCAGGTTGTGGAATGCCGGCAAAACCTCTGAGGATGGCTCTTGGTGCTCTTCTCATTCAGAAAAAATATGATTATTCCGACAGAGAGCTTGTAGAACAAATCCAGGAGAATCCGTATTATCAGTACTTCATCGGTCTCCCAGGATTCCAGCTGGAACAGCCATTTGCGCCATCACTGCTGGTTGAGTTTCGCAAACGCCTTACTGATGACAAGCTTGCCGAGATCAATGAAATGATCATCAAGAACAATAAACATGACGATGACAACACTCCACCTGATAGTAATGGAGATAACACTGATAATCATGATGATGCAGGCACTGATAATGATGGAACACTCATCATTGATGCAAGCTGCGCTCCTCAGAATATAGCCTTTCCTCAGGATGTTAATCTCTTGAATGAAGCAAGAGAAAACCTTGAAGAGATCATCATCTCTATCTGCTATGTGTACAACCTCAAAAGACCAAGGATGTACAGGAAAAATGCCAGGAAGGATTATCTTTCACTTGCCAAAAGCAAGAAGCGAACTTCAAAAAAGATCCGTAAGGCGATAAAGAAGCAGCTCCAGTACATACGCCGAGACAGGAAATACATCGACCGGCTTTCAAGCTACGGATACTGTCCTGATGATAAACAGCTGGAACGCATTGAGGTCCTGGACAAGCTCGTTGAACAGCAACAGTACATGTATGACAACAAAACTCATACAGTAGAGAACAGGATTGTCAGTATATCTCAGCCGTACATCAGGCCTATTGTCAGAGGAAAAAGCAAAGCGCCTGTTGAGTTTGGTGCAAAGCTTGACCTAAGCATAGAGAATGGCCTTGGAAGAATCGAAAAGATATCCTTTGAAGCCTATAACGAGAGCGAAGTGCTCATTCCTGCAATAGAGAACTATTACAAGCGCAATGGTCATTATCCTGAACGCGTTCTCGCAGATAAGATTTACCGAAACAGAATCAATCTTGCTTACTGTAAGGAGCATGGAATAAGACTTGCTGGCCCAGCTCTAGGGCGCCCAGGTAAGGACACAGTTATCGATAAGCGAACAGAGTACATTGATAGCGTAGACAGAATCGAAGTTGAGCGAAAATTTGGATTATCAAAGCACAGTCATGGACTGGGTCTGATTATGACAAAGCGTGAGGATACCACACGCAGCTCAATAGTATTGTCAATCATTTCAATGAACCTGGATAGCCTACTAAGGCTTTCTTTGTTCCAAAAACTGATTTTGATATTTTCAAGGTACAATTGTTGTTATTTTTTATGCGAAAGCATCTGCTGAAAAATCAGCCAGTTGCTGAGCATCCACTAAGTTAGGAGGATTCAAGTTCCGTTACCACTTGTAACGGAACTTGGTTTTAGCCATGGATTTTATTAAAAATTTAAGTTTACCCGATTTCAAAAATATAGATTTAAGCGATATTAAAACGTCTATTGTAGACTATATTACAGAAAATAAACGAAATGCAATTATCATTGCTGGCCTTGTAATCCTTATAATTGGTTGTCTTATTGGAATAATGGGTGGTCCGAGATCTTTGGAAATAACAAATTATGTCAGAGTATCTTTTCAGGGTAATAATTCTCAAGGATCAGCAACTATCACTTTTGATAATGTAGCATTCCAAAAGGATCTTGCTAAAAGTCTTCACATCAACATTAGTAATGCAACAGAAGAAGATATCCAAAAAATGAATGTTGTTGTTTCAGCAACTAGTGGATGTGGATTGGACAAAACCCAAGGGTTGTCTAATGGAGATATCGTTACTTTTGTTGGCTCAATAGATCAAGCTTCTATTGACGCAGCTGGAATAAACGTTATTATAACTGCTTCTCCAGTCCAATATACTGTTTCCGGGCTTATTGAAACGCCCATTTTATCTGCTGATACTTTATTTGCAGACGAAAACGTTCAAGTGGTATTTACAGGGGCATCACCAGATATAAAAGCTACAGTTACTAACGTATCTGAAGATGAATACATAAAAAATTATGTTGAATATAAAGTATCTCCAACTTATGGATTATCTGATAATGACACTGTTACTGTCACTGCCGTGTGTGATGAAAGTAGAGCTTCAGATTTTGGGATGGCTATAACAACTGAAAACACAAGGGAGTATAGTGTAACAGGAGAAGGCAGTTATATTACAGATGCAGAAACATTAACATCAGAAGATATATCCAAGTTGCGCGGGGCAGCTGAGGATTATATCAAAAATTGTTGTGAAAATGGGGAAGAATGGACACTTAATTGTGGGGCAAATATTATTCCTTCATCAAGTTATCAGTGGACTTATAAGTCTTATGTCTCAAAATCCATGTATCTCCTCACTAGGATAAGAGCAGATGGTAATGAACCATATAGTAAAGTATATGTATGTATAGAGCAAACACTTGAACGCACCGAAAAAGGGATTCCGACAGAAACTACGACTTACTGCTTTGTATGTATTGATAATATTTATCGAGATTCAGCTGGTGATATTGTATTAGATAATAGCAGTATAAGTAGTGCTGATGTCGGCACATCAGGTGGTGTTCAAAAGTATATATCAGAATACGCAGCCTATACAGGTGCTATGAGTCTTATTTCTGATATATATAGTGTTAATGAAGTGATGCAATAGAGTGAATATGTTTCGATATGAAGGAAGTCATGACATTTCTTTTTGTCATGACTTCTTTTTTTGATTTCTGTTTTTTATTCTCACTTGTATAAATCATATTTATTATGAGGTTTCTGACACTAGTTAAAAGGAGGATTAAGAAAATATGTGAATAAGCAAAAGATGTAACTAAGAAACAACCTAGAACACAAAAGACACAAGAAAGAAAATGAATTTAAAGGCACAGAAGTGCCAGAAAGAGGAAGAACATGGAATTTGTATCATTTTGCGAACAAATAGTAGAAACTATGAAGGAAAGACATCCGGAGTATAGAATTATACTTAACGACATAGTTAAGAATAATGATGTACATTATAAGACTCTTAATATCGTTAAACCTGGAGATAGTATTTCTGAGGTTATATATCTAGAGCCTTTGTTTAATTCATTTCTACATGGCAGCACTTTTATGCAGATAATACAAAAGATAGAAGGTGCTAGACTTTCAGGTAAATCCATTAACTTTGACGTGGATTTTTTCAAAAATTTTGAAGAAGTTCAGGGCAGAGTGATGATGAAGTTGATTAATTATAATCGCAACATTAATCAACTTCAGAATATGCCGCATAGAAGGGTCAAAGATTTAGCCATTGTTTATTATTGTCTTGTTAAAGACAAAATATCCAATGGCATTATTATGATCAAGAATGAACATATTTCTATGTGGAATATTACCGAGGATGAACTGCATGATGCAGCAATTGCCAACTCTGTTGATTATGTAACATTTAATCTAATGGAAGCTTTAGAAGGAATGTTTGGAACATGTACAACAGAAATGCGTGATGACGAAGAAGATGTTTTTTCCAACTTAAAAATATTAACGAATAAGGAAAAGAACTTTGGAGCTGCAACCATTATGTATCCGGGAGTTTTATCTGCTTTGTCACGTATGTTTAAAAAGAATTATTATATTCTACCTTCATCCGTGCATGAGCTTATCTTAGTCAAAGATGATGGTGATCATTTTGATAGAGATAAAGCCAATGAACTTTATGAAATGGTCAAATATGTAAACTTAACGGAAGTTGAAACAGAAGATGTCCTTTCAGATAATGTTTACTATTATGATAGGGCTGATGATTCTTTGTATGATCTAAATTCATGTAATGAATTGGTAATGAAGTAATGATAAAAAGAGTGGTGATATTTCTAAAACAGAATATCACTGCTCTTTTTTTAATAAACGTTATGCATTATATATTTTATCCGATTTAGCACAGTGACATTTTACAGGTTGAACTGTGTACCACTTATTTCGTTTATTTCTCTTATTACATTTGTATATTTTGTCTGGAAATAAGTTGGTTTTTGTAAATTGATTCTTTTGTATTAATGAGTAAAACTCATATTTTAATTAGACACTGATACTAATTAAGGAGGAACGAAAATGAAAAGATCAGCAAAAGAATCATGGCATTATTTTAAAGAAAAGGCTATTGAGGTGAAAACATCTTCGAAAGGCTTAAGATTCACTTCGACAGTCGAAAAAGAAGGCTATCAGTATACTTGCAGCATAACACTGAGTGGTCCTGACAGAACCATTCCAAAGCAACTGAACAAATACAAAAAAGAGTTAAAACATTGTTCAAATGGAGCTGAATTAGCTGTGGCTTGGGAAACTATTGATTGTATTGAAAAGGGACTCGGCTTAAAAGAAGCCTGATTCAAAGGAGATGATATATGAATGAACAAGTAAAAAATGAATTTGAAAATGTGCCACCAACTTTGGAAGAACAACTAGAACACGAACTATGGGCCATTAAAAAAAATAAAGAGGTAATGTTTGATGATAAAGGAATTGTTTTCCCAAAATTCAGGCATTTACTCCCACATTTAAAAGATAAGTATAAGAAAGCCGAATACTTAGGACAGGCTTACTTGAAAGATTATGTAAAAGCATATTTATGGTTTGTTCATGAAAATGCTTACTTTATGCAGCCAGCATACAATGAAACTATAAATAAATATGAAAATGAAGTATTGAAAAATGTGAAAAGTATTGATTTTGATGCGGTTAAAAACACTGTTAATAAAGCACGATCAGAATTTATAAAAAAAATCAGTGAACAATACTTCTCAAAAAACTGGGCAGAATCATATTTAGGTCCTAAAAAGACTGAAAATATAACAGCTGCATAATGATAACTAACAGTTCTGTATTCGATTGGAATATGGGACTGTTTTTTATTGAAAACCTATAACTTTTGGGCTTTTTAAATCTTTTACATAGATAAGGAAAAAATAGGTATGAAATTCAGCCTCAGAAAAATTAATTAAACACAGATTTTTATGTATTAATTGTTTATTTTAGGAACGCATTAAACATATTTTAAGATGAAAGCATGACATTTTTAAAGAAGGAGGAATATTTATAAACATGAAATTACAAAAAAAGAAATTGAATATCGAAAGCTTCAAAACTCTAAACTTAGCGAGATAGAAGAGAGTAAGTAAACATGAATAATATTTATGAAAACAAACTGATAAGAAAGGAATAACGCGATCCCCGTAAACGGGGCTGTTAGCTGCCTGAGCTAACGTAAGAGAACATGTGAATTCTTCCACAGAAGAGCCGCATTTTATCAATATTAGTAATGATAAAATAAAGGATAGATTCTAAAAAGTCTTATAACCGGTATATTGGTTACTATAAAACGAGTATATACGAATAAGATAACAATATATCCATGACCAATGGTGGCGGGTAATAATTCTTTTTGTGCGATTTAGTTACGGCTAAGTCTTATCACGTTTACGCATTAGCGTAGCGTGTGCGTGTGACAGAGAATGAATTTATCCTCATGGACAGGATAACAAAAATTAGGTCCATTATTACAAAGTATGGAGTTGAAAACTTCACAATCTCTTTTAGTGGTGGAAAGGATTCAACCGTATTATCTTATTTGATAGACGAATGTTTTCCGGGAAATGCCATTCCAAGGTTATATGCTGATACAGGAATAGATATGCGTATGGTACATGACTTTGTGCTAGATATGGCCAAAAAAGACTCGAGAATCGTGATTTTAAAACCAACTGTACCAGTTAAACCTATGCTTGAAAGAGAAGGCTATCCATTTAAATCCAAAAATCATAGTATGTTGGTTTGGCGATATCAGACACACAACGAAATGCCTGAAAGTGTAAAGTCGTATCTTGGACTTACATCCAAATGGGGGCAGAGGCTTCAATGCCCACAAAAACTTAAATATCAGTTCACTCCTGAATTTAAGCAAAAGCTGAAAGTTAGTGATCATTGCTGCCTTAGGATGAAAGAAGACGTTCTTCAAAAGTATTCTAAGGAACATGACAAGCCGTATTCAATAATTGGGACTATGAGAGAAGAAGGAGGCAGAAGAGAGCATTTACAATGTTTGTCTTTCAAAGGAAAAAAACTATTTGCTTTCCAACCTCTTGCTATGTGCACTAAAGAATGGGAAGACTGGTATATATTGCTAAGAGGGATTCATATTTGCGATATATATAAACCGCCCTACAGTTTCAAACGCACATCTTGCGTGGGCTGTCCGTTCTCAATAAATCTTGAAAAAGAGCTGTCAACATTCAGAAAATTTTTTCCAGAGACACAGCAGGGCTGAAATTTTGTGGCACCCAGTGTATGAAGAGTATCGACGACTTAACTACAGATTAAAAGATACGAGGAAAGCTGGCTTTATGATAAGTGATACATCAATGGTGAAACCTGAATACATCAAAGATATTAGGCAGTTATCACTATTTGATGATTTTGAAGTGAAAGCTCAGTAAATTGAATTATGATAAGAGACCTGTTGCTAATTATATTAGTACAGGTCTTTTGACTATATCATGCTACAAAAACTTATAATATCACATAGTTAATATAGAGTAGATAGTTTTAGCGATAAGAATTGCAATAATTATTACATTTAATAGTTACTTCAGAGGAGTAGCATCATGACAAAAACAGAAAGAATTGTACATAAGATACCGAATTATATACTTAAACCATTGATGTTTTTTAATATGTTTTGTTGGATTTTTATAATAGGTATACATTATACATTGAAGTTTGACTCCTGTATCACTTTATTCATAACAACGCTATATTTATTAGGACAGTTTATAATTGTTTTACCTTTAAGCAGAGCTTTTTGCTATCATCCGGATAATGCATATAAGTTCATTTGCTTGCCAATGATTGCAGCTTTTATTATTACTATCAAAAATATCACTCCGGTCATTAGCATTTTGGAATCATCAGCAGCATCTTGGATAAAAACAACAGCATTGATCCTAGATAGTGCTAAATATATATATTTGATTATTCTTTCATTTATGATTTTAAAAAGCATTGCAGCATGGTTCACTCAGCTTTATAACGACTGAATCTGTCAAGATAACATAGCTCATAATTCAAGATTGTGGTTAATTCGATTAATAATGCAAAACCCAATATCGGAGCTACATCCTATAAACATAGATATAGCCAATATTGGGTTAGACATCAAAAATTCATTTTTTGAGCTACCAAAAAAGGTTTAGAAACTCTTTAAATTCTTAAACTAATATATGTGTCAACTTACGCCATTAATCCCAACCAAGTATATCTTTTGCCTGTTTTTCGGCTTCCTCGCGGGTGACGTGATTTTTTTTCATGATATTAGTTATCGCTGTCTGCAAATTTTTAGAACGTTCTTCTTCTCGACCTTCTTCTCGAGCTTCTTTTCTTACATAAGCTTTTGCCGCATTCAAATCAGCTTCATAGAATTTTTCTTCTAACAAATTCATCTGTACCTCCTTGCGCTGTACAAACATTCTCGCTTCTTCAATCATGTCTTTGAGCATTGTACATTTTTGTGCTGCATCAAGAATATTGGAATTGTCAGAGTCTGCCAATAATGATAACAGAAGTTGGAGCTGCTGATTATTTTCGCCATCTTCACCTTCCAGAAACTGCTCAAGACATTTGTCCAGCTGTACAAATACTTTTTGCACTAATGGTAAATATGTAAGTCCTGAATCAGCTGTATATTCTTTGAATCGATGAATATAATGATCTGTTTCAAAATCCTTGAATTTTTTTGGACTTACTTTCATCAGATACAGGAGGAGAACGCCTTTTACAGTATCATAACTCAACTCTGATTTCTTCTCGCTTGGATTGACACTGTATTGAAGCATAAGTAGATTCGAACCATAGATTTCAATTCTTTCGAACGTAAACTCTAATGGGGCAACTTGAAACTCTGCGACACCACTTCTCCCATCATGAAAACGTGAAGTCATATCAAATATTACCTTTTTTGACAATGCTGACTGAATGTAGCCTTCATTTCGGAAGGAAGAGTCGATTACAATTGTATCATCTCCAGAGACTTCTCTGAACAGATATTGCAGCCTGTCCTTATGCTCATCCGCATCAAAAAGTTTTTTTGCAACGATATCCGACATGAAAGACGGAAGTTTTTCGCCTCTTACAATAGCCTCATAATCCCTGCGGGATTCTTCAGGCAACTGCCTGAGCATTATGTCCTGCAAAAGATTTCTGTCTGAATCAGAAATGTTATTGAGCAGCTGTTGTAATGTTATTGTTTTGTTTTCCATTTACTTTAATCCTTTCTCTGCATTTTATTTGCTAATCTATATAAACAGGGAAAGGAGAATCCTTCGCCCTGATTGTTTTCTATCAGGGCTTGGACCCAGTATTCATCATATCTTATTATATTATACACAAAAAATATTAAATCATCAAAAGAATAAGGGTTCTTTACTCTTTATAAAGATTATTTTTATCGCATAGCACTTACGAGTAAAAGACCTTGAAAAGGCTTTTTCGTAAGTACATGATGTGGACTCAAGGTCCTGTTTCATTTACTTAACTGTATTTGTTTAAGTAATATCAAGTTTCATTAGTAATATGTATTATTCACTTGTAGAATAAAAACAATATTTAACCAACCTACGAATGGCGTGAAATTATGGATCGATAACCCATAGGACAGCAGTTAAGAGCAGGTGAGAGGGGCGAGAGACGAAGAGGAGCGAAAGAAGCGAATGGTTATGCGAATGGGTTATGCGAATGGTTAAAAAAATTTAACTATTCGCATAACCCTGATTTAACGAAGTAATACGTTAATGTGCTAATACAAAATACAAAATTTTTTAGTAAACGCATATCTCTTAGACTAAAGGCACACCATTTTGTAGGCGTTGCATTTAGTCTAGGAATTACGGCGGTTCTCACACATCTAATGAAAAATGTCAGCTTAACAAATGGGTATCAACGGGACATAGTGTCTATGAAAGCCCTGGTTCAAAGTATTTTTGCGATATGTTTTATCCAGAACCTGATTTTATTGATACTTACCGTATGGATAAGGATATCGATAATTCTCTTAAGGGACTTTCAGCAGTCGAAAAATCTAAGTTCCTTGACGAGATGATCCCTGAACGTAATCCCCTTGGAATGCCTTATCTAAAAACAAAATCAGAGAAGCTCTGCTGGCTCGACAACAAGGCAAGAGACCTGAATGCAGTAAATGAGATGTACAAAGGCTTTATTGAGGCATAGGGGCTTACAGCACAGTTTGAAGCATGGTGTAGGTTTTCTTTTTGAGTCTGATTTGCTTTAAAACATGTAACATTATATACATAATACTTTAATGTAATGATTACAAAGCTGCAGTCGGCAAGCCATTCCCGGATTTTTAACAGCATATTTTGTGGTCGATTCTAGTTGCGATTACTTTTTCACAAAAGTGACCACAGCTTTGTTAATAGTGCGCTTGTAATTCTGTGCTTTTTTGCAAAAGCGCATGAATACTGGATTACAGGAGACGCAAAAAATCCCGCCACCATCGACGGGAAAATTTGTAATTTACTGATTATTTAGTTGCGGTTACGATTTCATTTAAGCTTAGTGATTTTTTTAATGTTCACTAAGTAAAACGCCAGATTGATTATAGTTATTGTTATTATCATTGTTTATATAACTTTGATTTGGAAATTCTTTGATAAAATCAAAGATACTCAACTGACCATCGCACTCATAGTTTGCCAGTGCCGGATTCAAATAAGAACCATCTGCAAGACAATCATTATATGTCATATTATTAAACAACATCTCCCGTAAGTAATTACTGTTCCGGCCAAAAAAGCCGCTACACCTATTATACCAAACAGTTGGATATTTGTTGGACGAAAATTATAATTATTCAGAGGCGGAATCAGTTTTGTTCATGTTTGAAGTAAAAGAGACAATATTATATGACTATAACTGATCTTTAATTGTGTCAGAATACTAAATAGTTAGTCCGATTTTGGGATGTTGATAATCAGACAAATAAAAAGGCCACAGCAGTAATCTGTGACCTTCCAACATAAATTCAAATTATGTATATTATTACGAAAAAATAAAATTTTTTTTGGGGTTAACAGCCCCAGTGGGCTCTAATTATTTCTTGTTAACGGCATCCCTAAGAGCCTTACCAGCTTTGAATTTAGGAGCTACAGATGCAGGAATCTTGATTGTAGCGCCAGTCTGAGGATTCTTGCCGTTTCTAGCAGCTCTCTTAACCGTTTCGAAAGTACCGAAACCAACAAGCTGAACTTTATCTTTTTTCTTAAGTGCCTTTGTGATTGAGTCTGTAAGTGCTTTTACTGCTGCGTCTGCGGCCTTCTTAGAAAGGCCTGTCTGTTTTGCGATAGCATCAACTAATTCACCCTTGTTCATAATTTATAACCTCCTCGATTAGTGTGTTTTGAAGCGTTATTGCTTCAACTATTTTATGATATAGCATAATAGAGGGTTTTTCAATACAAAATACGATATATCGCATATAACATAACGGTATATAAAATTTATTTATTGACATAAAAGAGAGGTATCCTGCAATTATAGTTATAAATCTTCGATGTCTATGACTTTATATCCTTCATCAATCAGGAGTGATGCAAATATGCCACTTCCAGGAATTTTAGTTCCTGAAAAGGTGCCATCATACACTTCTTTAACACCACAGCTAGGACTTCTTGATTGCAGAACGACTAGATCAGGATCTGCTTTACTTACAATTTTAAGGGCTTTCTCAGCTCCTGTTCTGAATTCAAGATCTACGCAGACCCCTTCTTTATTCATAACGATTTCGTTTACTATTTCAGATGGTACTCGTGGCGTAGGTAGCCCCCCTAGTACTTCGGGGCATACCTTAATAACGGTTGCATCATTATCTTTGATAAACTGCTGCAACCTCTCACTATAATTGTTTCCACCATTATATTTACAGTTATCACCCAAAAGACAGGCACTTATAACCAGTTTCATAATTATTTTTCTTCTTTGTTATTATGTTTTATTCATCACTCACTATGCTCAATACTTATCTACATACTCGATGAGGCTTTCCTCGTCTCTTATTGTATTCTTCTTTGGCTTCTAATAGCCTTTTCTCCATTTTCTGATGTATTTTTTTTATTTTCTCATATTCCACCTTTGCTTCAGAAGAATTATCAGAAAAAGGAGCCTTAATCTCATGTTCTCGGAATTGCTTGCGAAGGATCTTGATATTATTATCAAGATCATCGCATTTTTGCTCATCATTTCTGCACAGCCAAATATATTTACCATAAAAAATGTATGGCATTTCTTTTTTTTCATTACAAGGAACCATGACTTGGTCAATTCTATGCAGTTTTAAAAAATTCAATCTAGGACCATCACAATTTGATTTTTTTCCATATCTTAAGTAAGAAATCATTTTATCGTAACCATAAGCACTCATTTTACTCTTCAATAAGCTCGAAATACAATCTCCCGGATTACGTCCATCGGGTACGTCATATTTGCTATCATCCAGATATAATCTAACATTTCCTTGAAATTCTTCAACATCAGAGCCAACATATGTGCAAAGTATTCCTAGGTCAAGGCCTCCAATCATATTGTTATTTGAATTTACATAACTGCCAAAAAGTACAACACCGTCTAAAGAGTATACCCTCTTATAGTCAACTGCCAGCATGTTATATGACTCTGCCCGTTCTCTTAGGACCTGAATATTATTGTCTATTGTCTCTCTTTTATATGTCTTTTTCGAAGGAGATACTCCTCTTCTACGAGTTTCAAAAGCGGTGGCATTTTCTTCCGAATACTCTTGGAATTCGAGATCGTCAGCACTAAGAGATTCAAACCTAAGAATATCTTCTCGTGTAATTAACTTTCGCTGCATTTTTAATTCCTCTTTCTTTGTTATATAATTCCGGATCTATTTCTGCGTTTTCGTTCTTTGTAAACATTCTGTTGCTCTCTAATTTAGTTAAATTTAGCCCACTGAGAGATAAAATCCCAGCAGGCAGAGTTGTTAATCCATTATGAAAAAGTATCTTTCCATCTCATCAAGTGAATCGAAGTCAATTGTTGTGAGATTACTTGTGGCCCCATCTTTAGAAGTAATTCTAGCGTAACACCATGTTTCATATTCATAATCATCCATCCAATAAGCTCCGTTGAGCTGGATAAATTCTTCGTGCCCATTTCTATCTTGATAGAACATATCATAAAAGAAGTACTCACCAGAGGTATCTCCTTCATAGTCTCCATCGCATATGCAGTCCATGAAGAGACGCATACCTTCTCTATCAGGGTCGGATATAAAGTACACATGGTATCCATCTATATCTTGAAAATCAAAATCATACCCGGATTCATCAAGAAAAGCTTTAAGGTCCTCTTCTGACATTCCAAAGTTGTCGATTAACTCACGAAATACGTTCATGTAAAGGGTTGAACGTGTTATTCCAAAAACAGCATCACCAGAGGGTGTTTTAGACGAATTTTCAGTGATTATACTTGATTCTAATGAAGCTGATTCATCTGATGTTTCAACGACATTTGTTGATACTTTTTGAGAATTACTTGGATTGATCGTAGAAAGTGCTGGAGACGAGCATCCAACCAAGATTGTAGCCATGGCTAAAAATGTTGCTATTACTTTGTTTTTCATATATATATTTCCCTTCTATAAAACCATTATCGGTCATGTGTTGCAAATAAGCTGTAACATCATGTAGCAGGGACGATTTTTAGAGTCTGTACTTTTTTAGAGCTATTTTAATCGAATAAATAATGTCTTTGCGAGCAATATGCCGCCCAAATGTTAATGCTTGCTTTTGCAAAAAAATAGTAACATAAAAAAATAATGCATAACATAAAATCTGACGAAATAACAATTTGAATGGATGAGTGACAAATATTAAAAAAAATCTATATAAAAAAGAGAAATTGAAAATACAACGAAGGATAGCAACCCGAGAAGATATTCTTAAGTTTGAATCTCTTAGTGCAGATGATTTTGAATACCAAGATTATTCAGAAAAAAATGCTGTAGCATTTGAGAAGTGGATACGAAGATGATGATTAAAAACTAGGTCTTTTTAAATCGAGATATGGATGGACATACTATTGGAACTGATATATTCGGTAATAAGGTCAAGGATTATACTATTGAAAAGCAAAGGCAGGATTTTATTAGAGCGCAGAAAAATAGGGATGAGTTTCATGCTACTGCATTAGCTATTGGCACAGGAGAAAAAGACTTAGTTTTTAAAGATTTAGATGATCCTGCCAAAGAATATGTCATTAGGGAAATTGTTATAGCTTTTTACAAAGGATGCCCTGCTTTAAATATACCTGTATATGTTGATAAAAAATCATCTATGATAGTGAGACCAATAGATGAGTATATGGAGTTTATATCACATTCTGAATTATATGAAGATTTTATAACACCAGTATATGTAATAAGAGATATGAACTTTATTAACACCTTAATAAAGGAGTATAATGCATCTTTTATACCAGGTGATTTGTATGCCAATTTTGGTACGTGTCTAATTCCAAATTATCATGAAATTGTAAGATGGTTTAATACAGTGAAAAGCGCATACTTGATATCAAAAAGGAACAAAGCGCTCAGGAATCGTCAAAAAAATATTATGGAAGGAAGAATGGAAATTGACGCAAAAGGAATTGATACTTGAATTACTGGAAGACAACAAAATAGATAGAGTTAAAAAAATTATAAAAAAGCACATAAGTTGAACGATAGTCACATTTGTGCCCCTGTATTTGTAAAGACAAGTTAAGAAGAAAACGGAGCCAGAACGAAAAAAGATATTGCTTTTATGAGATGAAAAATCTCGCGAGAGACTTCGGGATATCTACTCCGCCGGAGCTGAAGCCTCTAAAAATGCCCATTCTATCGGCATATCAATTGTATACCTATTATTGAAATGGTATAATATCAATATAAAGATGCAACTTGAAACCTATTCACTTAACATCATGTAAGGCGGTATATTATGGATGAAATGTGTGCTAATTTTGGCGGTTTAATTGTAAATCTTATACTTCTTTTTATATTCTTTAAATTCCTTTGGCCATTTATAACAAACTACATATCAATAATCGATAGTGCTGTCATTGCCCTTATTGGTGGACTTATCATTCGAAGCAAAGTGTTTCACGGTTCACTTCACCCTGTATTTCTCATATTGATCATTGCAGGATTATTCGCAGGTTCCATGTGGTTAATGCATACGAAATATGGTTTTGTAATATCGGCACTGCTTATGTCTTATATCTGGACTGACATAATTATTAGCATGTTCAAGGACTGGGCCTCTTATGATCTTATCTGGGGGATTTTTATTGGAGTATGTAGCTTTGCATTAATCTTTTATTTCCACTGGAAAGATTACAAGTCACTTCAGACTGCATGACATATAAAAAATATATTGGCGTACCCTAACAATTCGGGTACGCCTTTTTATGTGAATTTTGAATATATATGCAACAGTTTACATTATAGTAGCTATTTCATATTGATAATGAAGTTTTCAATATAAGCATATGCATTAGGAGCAATTTGTTTCATTTTTTCAGGTCTTTCAAAATATGCTGCAAATGCTTCAGCAAATGCTTCTTTGGCATCATATACCTGAGTGGGACTATATGGTACTAATTCAGTCCAGCCTTCCCATGTTGATGAATAATAGGTTCTATAACCATTAGAACATCCAAGTATATAATCTAAAATATGTCCGAGTTCATGATACAGAGTATAACGTGGCGGCATGAAACTATTAGTTGATCCGCATACATAAACATTCGCTGAGAACGAAGTCATTTTCCCATTTTCATCAAGATAACAAGACATAGGGGTACAACCTAAGCTTTTTCGGGTATTTACTGTTCCGATATAATCTCTCGAACAAGAGTAAATTGTAATATTTTTAGTGTTAAAGTAATTCTTAACATTCTGAGGCAGGGCGTTATACCCTAGTTGTATCTCTTCAAAAACAGCTTGTGTCTGATCAATATTGGTTACTACCAAATCTGTTGTTACAGGTACTACTTCTGTAGGAGCTGCACCAGCGTATGGCAATCTCCCTTCTGCCTTACCACATGTAAGATAATGTTCATACAACAAGACCTCATTATATCCGAAAGCTTCCTTAACATCTGGATATGTGTCAGCATTAAATTGAGCATCAAACAATTGGCCATCACTCATTTCCTTTGGCTCAGCATATACTTTTGATGAACATTGCAAAAATATTAAAACCATAAGTAGTATTACAGAAAAGCTTCTTTTCATTTGGCACCTCCAACAAACACTCGGAAATAGGTGTGATTAGTTTTGGTACACTTATATATCGGAGTATTTTTTATAATGTCAAGCTATGAAACTTCGTTATTAAAGTTCTTACTGCAATCATTTCGTAGGTATTATTACTAGCATTGTGATTAAAATATCGTGAAATATTGTTTCCTAAAAACCTATTTACATTTGTTTGAATTTCTGCTATATTATCTCTCGCAGCAATTCAAAGCTGTGGTTATTCTGGTCGGAATAATCAAACTTCCAACTTTTATAAAAAATATGGAGTAGTTATGTTTGATAAGTTTGAGACGTATCTTTTGTCTTGCGGTTATTTTGAAATTTTAAATTGGGATATAGATAGTGTAGAAGTCATGAGTGTTGACACAAGACACTACTGGATTATGAAAAAATTTGATAAAGAAGGATATCCTGGACTAGTCCTTTACCATAGTCATGATGGTTATAAGTACCACGTTCATTTCTGCTATAAAGAGAAAGAAATAGCGCCAGCCGTGTCTGAAATAATGAGTCATGATAGATATCAGAAGAAAAAGAAGCGGTTGAGAGATATGATTACTAAGGTGTCTAATAATGAACTACTTAAGGCTCTTTAATCAATATAATCTAAGATTTAATGTTTTTTTCGTCTAATATCTTTTGTTTTGTCCTATAATAGATTTTTTGATAAAACATCGCCGTTTTGATTTTTCCTTGTTTTTTCCTTTTTTCCTGTTGTGACACCACAATAATAGCTTTACACAAACATGTGTTCTTGTTCTTTATTTTTTAACAGCGTAAAATAGAGGAGTGATTCATGAATATAATAAATCTAATGAACCAGATAGAACACTAGTGACAATTAATGAAAACCTGTTATGTGTTCAGATGAGAACTTTAACTCGCTGATATATCAAAAAGATGTTATGTAACTTAAAATGCCTATTTAGGAGTAGCGACCAGAACATGAATTTTTTACGAGATCTAAGATCATTGTATGAAGGATGGACAGTTATAAGATTTTGGGGGAATGATATTAAGAAGAGTATCAATGAGTGTGTAAAAGTTCTTGAAGAAACTATCTTTGATATTAGGATGAATGATTATGATCTAAAAGACTCAGAATAAATAATAGAGAGAGAGTAACATGGGGCTATTTGATCTGTTTAAAATAAAAGTGTCGGATGGTATGATGACAAGCCAGAAAACTGGTATAGTTCGTAATTCACCGGATTCATTTGTGGATTCTGGATCAATATCGCAAGATGAAAAAAAGTATTACAAACCAGATAATTACTATACATACTATTCTTATCCGGGAACCAATATGGCAGTCAAGGTGATTACATTTGACGAGAGAAAGCGTTTATCGTATCCATCAGCAAGGGGACTTTATGTCGCAGAAATTATGTTGTTGGAATATTGTAATCAAGGAAAGTATCCCAAACCCGAAGGAGGATATCCAGGATTTTGGTGGTTTAAATATGGAATTCGAGATGTGGGTCATGCATTGGAGTCATTGAAAGATAGAGGATTTGTTCAATGGGCACCTAAAGTAGGAAGTCTTAGTGGATTGAAGGTAGAGGAATTGAAGCAGATTCTTACAAAAGCTGGTTTATCAACTACAGGGAAGAAGGCAGAACTTATTGACCGTATTCAGAAAGAAATACCAGATGAAAGGATAATAATTCCAGAGTACATTCCTAAATATGAATTAACTGACCTTGGGAAAGTTGAGTTGTATGAAAATGGCTATGTCCCATACATGCACAAGCACAGTCATCTAACTACAGAAGATGGTAGGTTTGGTCAGACTTTTACAGTTTGGGATATAAACAAGCTGTTTCCTAATGGTGATGCGAAAAACTGGCGGAAAGTTGTAGGTGAAATAGAAAAGACGAGGTTTGGCGTTGATATGGCAAATGCTGTACAGGATAGCAAAACCAAGTCAACACATAATAAAACCGATGTTCTTCAACAGAGAGACGAGATCAAGAAATATATTGAATTAAAGAAGGATGAGATTGCCAGAAGTATAAAGTTACCTGGAAATGGTTTTGATGAAGAGTCACAAGGTATGGATCTGAAGGCTATTGGTAAAGATAAGGAAGCACTCGTTAAGTTCTATGTTGCAATAGGAAAAAAATTTGATGCTCCTGCACTTTATCGTGAGACAGCTATTCTTTTGCATAAATATGGCTTATATGAAGAAGAACTTTCTGTTATAAATTTAGGATTAGTGAATGTTCCTCAAAGCAACAGACATAGGGAAGAGCTATTTGAACGAAAGAAAAAGGCGCAGGAACAAATAAAAAAGAAAACTGATACATAAAGAGGAAAAAATTTATCATATTAAGGCTACAAGTGAAAAGTATACTTGTCCATTATGGTAGTAATTGTTATGAGCAGGTAGGGAGGGATTAACAAAATGAAACTGGTTAATATGGTTTGTCCAAATTGTGGTGCATCGCTTCAAGTTGATGCTGATAAGAAAAATCTTACATGTAGCTATTGTGGAAATAATATAATAGTTGATGATGAGGTAAAGCACATTCGTTATGATAACGCTGAACAGACTGGATACGAGTTTGAAAAAGGACGACAGCGTGCGCAGGCTGAAAGAAATACCAGTAATAGCGTTGATGTAGAAATTCAGCCCAAAAAGAAAAGAACGTGGCTGTGGGTGTTGGGATGGATTTTAATGTTTCCAGTGCCACTTACTATATTGATTATTAGAAGCAAAAAAATGAAAATGCCAATTAAGATAGCAATAATAGCTGCAGCTTGGATTGTTTATCTGGTTATTGGTTTTAGTGGTAGGGGTAGTGAAACAAATGAAGAAGTTTCTAACAATGAAGCTGTTGAGAATGTGAACACTGTGGAAGATATCACAGAAATAAACAAAGAAGCTGCTGCAGATGCAAAGGAAGAAGCTGCCACAGAAACAAATAAAGAAGTTGCTGCAGAAAGTCAAGCAACAGAGAAACAAGAAGAGGTTAATCCTTATCAAGATTTAGATGATTTTATCAGTTCATTCAATGAGGTCAGCGATATTCAAATTGTTTCGCAAGAAGAAATTGATATACATGATACATCTGGTGGTTATTATCGCACCGAGTTTAGATTGCAAGCATATGAAGGAGCAATAGCATATCACTTGGTTTTTAGTGACGATTCATCGGCAGACTTAATTGATACAGCAAATTGGGCTGATGGAAACACGGTTAATGGTAGCGTGAATAGAATTTATGTTTTGGCTTCCTCAAAAGAATCGTTCGAGAGTCTGTTTAAGAGTTGCTGGAAAGTCCTTCATGGGGATAAAGTAACAGATGCTCAAGTAGATGAGGAACTTCAAAAAATAATGCACCCGTATAATGAAGATAAAATGGAATACTTGGTTAGTTCTGGGTCCGGGTATATTGAAAATACTGGATTTGCTTATGACATCAAAGAAAAACTGGAGTATTACGACTTTTTTATTGACTAATAACTGGAAGGAGTTAGCATATGGGACTACGTTTTAGAAAGTCAGTTAAGATATGTAAGGGTGTCAAAGTTAACTTTTCTAAATCTGGGGCTAGTTTGTCGCTGGGTGGAAGAGGACATTCATTGAATGTTGGAGGTAAAGGTACAAGAGCTACATTTGGAATACCTGGAACAGGGCTATCATATAGCACTAAGCTGACAGGTCATCACAAATCAAAAGCTTCATCTCATCGAGGAAGTTCGCATAAAACTAGTCGTTCTTCTGGAATTACTCTTCCTGGGCAAGTCCAACTGAAGATGAGTTCAGATGGAAAGGTTGAAATACAGGATACAAGAGGACTGCCTATTACAGACCAGTCAGTGATAAGAAAAATCAAAGTGACTGACTCCTATAAGAATATGGTACAGAATCTTGAGGTGCAACGACAGCAGAAACTTGAGGAAGTCTACAATGAGGCAAAAGCTGAGAATGATAAATTTATTGAAATATATAAGCTTTCTCCTCAGGTGGATAAAGAAGAGCAATATATTCAGATTCTGAATAGCTTGAAACCGCCAGTTTATACCAGGAAACAATATGAAGTTCCATATCCTACAGAAAATACTGTCAAAGAGCAACTGAAAGTTGAAGCAAAAGAAGTTGTTCACGGAAACATTTTTTCTGTCGGAAAGATGCGAAAAGAATACATTGAAACAAATCTTCACGAACGCCTGAACCAAGCTATTCTGGCTTGGACACAGGGAAAAGAAAGTTTTGATACAGCTGAAGCTGAAAATGAAATAGCAGAAAATGATAAATATAATGCAGAGTTCAATTCAAGTAAGCAATATATGAATGATCTGATTAGCGGCGAGGATTTAGTAGTAAGTGAAGCTGTAGAGTCGTGGATTTCTTCATGTGAGTTACCTGTAGAAATCCGTGTCGATTATGATTGGAATCAGAGTAACCATACTATGTACTTGGATGTTGATTTGCCAGAGATAGAAGACTTGCCTGAAGATGAAGTTGTAAGATTGGCAAGTGGAAATCTTAAGGAAAAAAAGAAAACACAAGCTACATTGAAGAAGGAGTATGTGAATCTTGTATTTGGGTTGGCAATCTTCATTTCTGCAAATATATTCAATGTTAGTCCAGCTGTACATAGTATAGTTATATCGGGGTATACTCAACGTAGAAATAAGACGGGAGAAGTAAATGATGAGTACGTGTACTCCATAAAATTCCAGAGAAATATATTTGAAAACAGCTTTCTTCAGAACGTCAATCCTATCAATTTTTGTATGCGTTTTGAGAACAGATGCAACATAACAAATACTATGCTCATGAAAAAAATAGAACCTTATTCAGAGGCATGATTTAGGTATTAGGACATAGTAGTATAAGCTGAGCGGCTTACTTCTGCAAGCCGCTCATAATTATTAGATTATCAGCTATCAAGGGAAAATTATTTCTGATTTAAATTAATTTCAACAGATAGTGGTTTATATCTGGTCGCCACCAAAAAAACCGAAATGCATCTTTTATAATCGCCTTTGGGTATGATATATTTCCATGGCAGAGTTAAAAAATTAGTCTGCAAGCCCGTATTTTTCTTTGATAGTGCTATATATTTTGACTTTAGCATATTCCCAAAAATCCTTAGCAGTAGAATCGGTAATTACTTCTTTTTCTACCGCTTTGAGAATAATATCAGCAACGGCAACAGATTCCTCATAATTATCAAACGCAGACAAGTATAGGCTCGTAAAATAATCTATTAGCTTTTGAATTATTTCGTATTCTGATGCATCAGAATCGAATAAATTAGACAATTCTGTCAATATTGGAGTAAAACAATTTACAAATACTTTTTTTGCTATCTCCATTATTTTTTCTGTTGTATGTTCTCCGCCATAATTGTCAATTCTCCTAGCTAGTTCTCCCTCAAGATTGATAGCCGACAAAAATTGTGAATAAACTTGCACATAAAATAATAGACTACTGTTCTTTGTTTCTTGTCCTGTTTCATCTATAGATTGTTTTGAATCTATTATGTCTATAATTGCTTTAGCAGCATTTTCTATTTCTTCACAATTCATTTTTTCAGAAATATTGTCTAAAAATGGCTGCATTGAAGAGACAGTATTATCAAGCATTTCCTCAAAGAATTCTAGCATTGTTTCAGAGTTAGCTTTTTCTAATTCTATGCCTTTTTCAATTGTGGCAATAAACATTTCCACCGTTGCGGTACTCGTTTTTCTTTCCAATTTTTCTCGAATACGCTTTTCGTTAGTTAAACATAATAATTCATATAAACTTTTGTAAACAGCATTGTCGCTAGATTTTCCCTCACCAAGCTCTTGCATGATTACTTCTTGCATATAACCAACATAATTATTCGCGTTGAAATCGGTATCCTCTTTAATTCTATCTATAATTTTCTTTATTGGCATTTCAAACTGAGCTGGCATCCACTGATTTATAGATGAAAGATTATATCCAGCTTGAAATGCTTCCTGAAATAATTCAAGTGTTCTATCTCCGCCTAATCTTCTAAAATCAAAATTCAAAAGCATAGATAAGGCACTAATTCGAGAAAACATCTGCGATATTCTATTATTAATTTTTTCTTCGGAAAGCTTTATAACGGTAACTAAATTACCATCAGCTTTCTTAAATATTTCTGTCACAGTATCCGGATGATCTTTACGATTATCTTCTATCTTAATCCCTAAATCCATTAGGGATACGACAACATACATAGTAAGCACATCTTTGTATGTAAAAACCATATACTCTTTTTTTCCATGTTCGACATAGGTCGGTATAATTAACTCATTATTGATTGCCATTCTAAGGGTTTGTCTAGTTGCCCCGGTCATCTCCATAATATCTGTCGAGGAGTATTCTTTCTGTTGCTCATCAGCAAAAAAAACCTCTTGAAGGCTTTCAATCATATTATCAATGTCACTCATTATGTATGTTATCCCCCATTATGGATTTAGATTTCTTTTAATATAACTGTTTTCTTACCTGGTGTTCCATCGTTTTTCATGTACTGTTGAAATGTTGCGTTCAGATTATCAGTATCAATCTTTGCAACAACACGCTTACGCTTAGGTGTCATATATATTTCTGCGTGATCATTTGGTGTTTTTATTAATGATGTAGGGTCAAAATTTTTAATTGTAATTAAGTTATTCATTATTCTCCTTCCGATAGATTGGATTCCAAATTTATAGTAACTATATCATTTATTTCTTTGAAAAAATGACAACAAGTATGTCGATAGCTGCATGGCCAAGTATTGAAAAAATAGCTGTTCCCATATCAGAACCTCCTTCCTATTGATTTATATAATCATACTATCATGGTTGTATAACACATGTCAATATCTTAATGGTTCTACAACCAATATAATATTTGTGGAATGCAAAACCATTACATAGTAATAAATTTGCCGGTGACGTTTATATGTACCAAATTTAACGTATGATATATTTGTACCAAACTTATTGCATATAAAAACAATTTTGATGTATAATTAGTGTATTAAATCTAACGAACCTCAATTTTAAGGTTCGTTTTTTAATCCTTGAAAAAATGCCTATCAAATATGAAATCCTATATTTTTTTATTTCGTTGTGCTGTAAATCCTTCATATCTCGGCTCGTATTTGTAATGAAGAGCTGCTTCAATAAGCTCTACAGTAAATATTCCCACGGATTTGTCAAAGAGAATATCTATCCTTCTGGTATTTGCTTTTATCCAATCTCCGACATTTTCTTTTGTTATGCCCCAATCAGACATTCTTTTATCATTTATCAATGATGCTGCTAATGTGCTTTTGGCACTCATTGCATTATAGTGTTGACTCTGAAATCTAGCATTACTTCTTGGACCTACTTTTCCAATTTTTAGATATTCATCTCCAAATATGAATACATATACCCCCATTTTGTTAGAGGGAAGCTTTCCTGGCTTATGTGGAATACCTCTATCTATGATTTCATACTGATTTTTATGGATTGGCCTGCCCAATACTTCAGTCACATCAGTAATAATTTTATCTAATTCATCGCAATAACTCATTAATCAATGCTCCTCTTATTAGTTAATTGGAAGAGTTCACAGCCTCTATATATTTTTTGAGTGTATTTCTAGATATACCATGTTTTTTCATCAGATCCACCTGTTTGATGGAACGATCATGCAAATATTTTCTGATATCATCTTTCAGCTCAGGGGATAACTTATCTAATTGTCCATGTTTTCTACCACTACGCTTACTACTTGCAGCAATACCATCTTTAATGGCTTTAGAAATATATAAACGCTGTTGTTCGGCTCTATCTAGCTTTACTATTAGTAACAGTTTAATTACTCCTTCCATTGTCGTACGAGTTACAAGATCCTGAGACTGAGCTACATCCATCACCTGATTAATATACTCATTAGAGACTGTTGGATTGTCGATAAAAACAATGTTTATCCCACGATTTAGCCATTCCATATATTTCTTATACCCATTTTCAGCTTCACGTGTAAATCTGGAAATATCCTTAAATACTACGGTATCTTCCTTCTGAAGAATTTTATCTAATTTTTGAAACCGCGTTCTTTCTGTAAAATTCTTTGCAGATTTTTCCTCTGAAAACTCTACCAAGTAATCTATATCATGGTCCTTAGCATAACGATTTAGACTTTTTTTCTGTCTATTAAAGTTTTGCTTTTCTGTATCTGCTGAGATTTGCATATAGCTATATTATAAAATCATTTCATCTAAATGTTAGTTAGATGTTTTTGAATTCTTCTATTAGATAACGTAAGAAGAACTATAATTACTTTATAGCAATGGTCCAATCTCTGGCATCAGCTCATTCTTAAACTCGCTTATCATTGCTGAATAGAATTTAAATTTAGGCATTGCTTCAGGAGTTGAGTCCTTATATGCTGCATAATTAGCTTTTTCTTTAAATTTACTCTCATTAGCCATGACACCATCTTTATAGTTATATGCTTCATAGCGTACGTCTTCAAAGTCTATAAACCATTTGTCTGCGAAAAGCTGGATTTCTTTATCCACTGTTGCATATCGAATTTGATTGAAAATGACAGAAACATCCTTGCCAATGAATTTATTTTTGTCCTTTTCGATTTCATCAAGTACCTGCCATACAATAGCACCGAGCTGAGGATTTGTCTCAGAAAACTCTTTTGCCATCTCTCTGATATATCCGAGTTTTCTGTCGAAGTCGATGCTTTCAAAGTCGCTATCTGACTGATTGAGTGAATCGACAAATCCCTGGAGGAGTTCAACAATATATTCAAAGTCTATACGGAGTTTACTGAATGCAACAAGATCGTAGTCATCCCTTACTGGCTGTTCTGGGGTATCAGTGTCATCATCTTTATTTTCATCATTCTGATCTTTAAGCCAATCTAGAACATTCTTATACTGTCCGTAGTAATCTTCATAGTCCTTCTGAGTGAATCCAACAATCGTTAGAATAGCAGGATCATACGTCGAGAAAGCTTTAAGATGAGAAAGACTATAATCCACATCTCTGAACAGATGAATAAATCTCTTTTTTTCATTTTTAGATAAAGAAGAAACATCTGAAGGTAGTGGTACTAATGTGCGAAGCGCCTTAACTGCAAGCACAAACAGTTCTCTGATAGTGTCGTAGTCTTCAGATATTGGTTTTCCTTCTCCACCTCTTGAATAAAGCACAAGTGCATCGTTTATTGCAGTCTTATAATCCTCCGGGTACTGGAAGGTTACAATCTGACCAAACTTCTTTGTCTTATCAAAAAGTCTATTGGTCCTTGAGAATGCCTGGATAAGTCCCTGCGGGCTTAGAGGCGGTCTGTCCATGAAAAGCGTTGAAAGACATGGAGCATCAAATCCGGTCAAAAGTCTGTCTACAACGATGATAAGATCCAGCTGTTGCGTTCTATCAAGGTACTTCTTCTCTTTCCTGGCAAGTCTGTCATTTAAGTTCCCATTATATGCACCAATGTTTTCAATCTCATACTTGGTATTGAACATTTCATTGTAGTCTTTAAGGGACTTCTTCATCTTCTCTTGATTGACTTGAGAGCCTTCTTCATTTTCTGTAACAGAGTATGTTATGGCAAACTTAGGAAAATCAGGAAGAGCTTTTTTGATATCTTCGCTTATTTTTAGCTCATCTTCTCCGTTCTTTACACGCATAAGAAGGTCATAGTAATCCTGAGCTATGGCTATTGAAGGCACAGTGAGCATGGCTTCATATGTAAGTCCTCTGCCTTTATCCATGCCAAACTTTGCATAGGATTTATTTAGGATGGTATCAAGTACTGCTCTCTTATGCCCCTCAGAAGCATAATACTTAGCAGCATCTTCTATCGGAAGTCCCTGAGGACCTAAATGTTCTGTCATAAAGCCAAGAACTGCTTCATCATGAATTGCTTCCTTGATTGTATAGCTGTGAAGGCATTTTCCATATAGCTGTTCAGTGGTCTGTGGGAGATCTCCTTTAAGCTCATATTTGTTTGCATCAAATATGGGGGTTCCGGTAAATCCGTACCACAAAGAGTTGTTAAAGAACTTCTCCAGTTCTCTTTTCGTGGATGGAGTAACAGCTCTGTGGCACTCATCCACAACAAAGGCAACTTTTAATGCCTTTATCTTGTTATACTGAGGAGTTCCTTCTTTAAGTCTTTTGTTCACTACAATCTGAAGCTTCTGTCTTGTAGTAACGATCATCTGACGATGGCCATCTGTAAGTCGCTTGATGAGTTGGGTCACATTCTCTGTATCATCAACATCAATCGTGTCATTTTCTGCATATGACTGAAAGGCACCTTTTGTCTGCATATCAAGGTCCTTTCTATCGATAAGGAATATTGTCTTCTCAATAGATGGGATATCCATCAGAAGATTTCTTGTTGCCTTATACGAAGTCATAGTCTTTCCGGATCCGGTTGTATGCCAAATAAATCCAGATACCCCGCGCTTTGAAGCTTCTCTCATTGATTCGATGGCATGAATCTGATATGGCCTTAAGATAAGGAGTTTTTTCTTATCGTTATCAAGAACCACATACTTTGAGACCATTTCATGCGCTTCAGGAATCCTGAGTACCTGCTTGGTAAATTCAATATAGTCAGAAACTGCATAATTTTCATGATCAAGCCACCCAGAAAGGAATTTGTGGTTTAGCTCAGTATCCCTTGCAGCAGCAAAATATTTGGTATCGACTGCATTACTTACAACAAACATCTGAACATTAGAAAATAGACCATGGAACTTGCCTTCAGCAATATACTTTTTAATCTGCCTGTAAGCTTCCATGTAAGAATGTTCTTTGTTCTTAAGTTCAATATGAATCAGAGGAATACCATTGATAAGGAGTGACACGTCAAATCTTCTATCTCTGTCTCCTTCAATATCTTCCTGTTTAAATGACTGGTACTGGTTTATTACCTCATAAACACTTGTACCACCGGCAATATGCTCGTTGTTAAGTACAACAAGATGGAGCTGCTCATTGCCCCTCTGAACGTGGACATAAACCTTGCCACTTTCTCCAACAAGCCATTTGGCTGCATCATAAAAGGAAGCATGAGAAACGTCGTTCTTTATCTTGGCAAATTCAGAATCAGATAAAGGAGTATCATTGAGTTTCGCCTTATTGTTCTGTTCCAAAATCTTTTTAAAATTAGCCCAGAGCTTTTCTTCTGTGTTTAAATCGGGGCGATATGTCCACTGAGATTCATCGCAACATAACTGATCTATAAGTTTTTTTTCTAATACTGATTCCAATTCAGCCATTGGATTCATCCTTTCTTAGGAAACATATTTTGTAGCATATACTTTTTGAGGTCTTTGTATTCATCGCACTTACGCTGATGAAGGGTGATAAGGTTGTCGAGCCTACGGAAATAATCACCAATTTTCTTCTGCTCCTGAAATGAAGGACAATCTACAGGTATTTGAAAACAGGTATCTTTGTTTAATTTTGGCATTGCCATACCAGTGTTATAATTCCCATAATCTTTTCGTTCCATGGACATACATATAAAATTGTTATCCATTTCTGAATGTGCTTTCAATACATGAGCATGATTATTAACCCAGTATTTTCCTGTAGCTAGGAAACATACGGGATAATTTCTATCTGTAATATTTGCACCATCCTCACTCAATAAAATCAGTTCTTCATCGAAAATATAATCGGCAACATAATCAACAATTCCAGATGCGCCATAGTAAGGATATGGACCTGATTCACGGTCACTTTCCTTTAATGGTTTTCTCATTGTATCTAAAAAATCAACTATATCTCCCAACTTACGCTGTTCCCAATCGTCAGTAAATCCAGCAAATCTAATTTCTGGTTTTGTTTCTCCATTTTTCGGAAACATTTTTTGAAGCATATATTTTTTTAATTCTTTTGTTTCATCGCACTTACGCTGATGAAGAGTGATAAGGTTGTCAAAGCAAGAAAAAAGTCCCCCAATTTTAACCTGTTCCTTCAAACAAGGGACAGATACTATATGGTTCTTAATTTGTGGGATACCAAAATTTGCTACAGTAGTAGAAGCCGCTTCCCGTATTTTTATCTCTTTTCTAAACTCGTCAGCATAAAACAATTGATTTATAAAAAATGCGCTTGCATTTCCTTTTGAACGCATAGAAACTATACGCTGTCCTGGAAAGTATTTGTTGCCATCTTCTGTTATGACAGCACTTTCACCCATAGGAGCTTCCCTTGTGAAAACAAGGTCTCCAACGCGTAGATGAATTCTTTCGGACCATTCCTCATAAATTTCTTCTGTAACCGAATCCGTATTCTCTGCTATTAGTTGTCCGTTCCTAACACAGTTTGTTCTTATCATTCGATATTTTGTTTTTTCGTTAGAAATAGGTGCTGTAGCATGTTTAGTATCTACTATTTCAAATAAATCCTCTAACTTACGCTGTTCCCAATCGTCATTAAATTTACCAAATCTTATGTTAGGTCTATTTGTCATTCTTATTTAATCCTATACAAATCAATTTTGTGGAAACATGTTTTGGAGCATGTATTTCTTTAATTCTTTTGTTTCGTCGCATTTACGCTGATGAAGGGTGATAAGGTTGTCGAGATTCCTAAAGTAACTTCCTACTTTGGCTTGTTCGTCTTTACTCTTTGGTATCAAAACATCGAAATCTGAAAAAATAGATATCCAATGTCGTTCATGACTTGCAGGAACATAATTCAAGTTTTGAAGAATATTCGTAACGCAGTAAATATCATCTGATGTATCTCTTAAGGTAAGAAGCTTCATTGCTGAACTCTTGACTTTAAAGGAAAAATCAACAAAATGTGATGATGTAGTAAAATCATCAAATATTATTACTGGTTCCTCGGGACTTGCATTTTTAATCCCTTCAGTTTCATCTGTGTAGCCAAGAATAAATGATTGTCCAGCAGTTAATACAGGTGTTTCATAACTATCGTCATAGTCTGTACTGCTTACAATATATGGTCCAGGCTGTTCATATTTCAGTACTTCTCCAAGCTTACGCTGTTCCCAATCGCCAGTAAAACCTGAAAACCTTATCTCTGGCTTTTTCTCACTATTTTTCGGAAACATTTTATGGAGCATGTACTTTTTTAACTCTTTTGTTTCTTCACACTTACGTTGATGAAGGGTGATAAGGTTGTCTAGTTGATAAAAAAACTCTCCAACGTTATCTTGCTCATTTTTCGTGGATGGAAAAAATGCTTTAATCTTATAAAAATTTTTGTGACTTAAATCTGGAATAGTAGAGCTTCCTGCACTATTTAATATCACTTTTTGCATCATTGGAGAGGACAATAAATAGCATATAAAACGTTTTGAAAAAGCTTCTTTATCGTACTTAATTTTAAAAAAATTATTATGAAAACATCCTTTAACATCAGTAACGACAATACCTGTGTTGCCTGTACGTGTCATTAGGATATCATCCTCATCACATATAACAGATTCAGATGGAGATTCGATATAATACGCCTCATCACAACTATCTTTAAGAAACTCGTTAGTAATATAAAAATATCTATTATCTCCACCTTCAGTAAATCTTTCGCTAATTGGAATCTGTAACCCCTGCGATACTGAGAAAAGTTCTTCAAACTTACGCTGTTCCCAATCGTCAGTATATCCACTAAACCTTATATTTGGTCTATCAGCCATGATTAATCCTCCTTGAGCACATTAATAAGTTCTTTCATGGCTGCTTTAATATCATCAGAAGAGAATGTGAGTTCACCCATCATTCCAAGAAGACTGGCATTCGCATCCTTGATTTCTTTATTTGTATTCTCGATATCAGAAGAAAGTGCCTTGAGATCAATCTGCTCCTCTTCTTCGCTTGTATCAACATATCTGGGGATATTAAGGTTAAAGTCATTCTTCTCGATATCATCATAAGATGCAAGATAGGCCTCTTTATCTACCGATTGTCTGTTTTTGTATAGTTCTAGAACGTGATCGATATGCTCCTCTTTCATCACATTCTGCTTCTTCTCTTTTTCGAAATGCTGAGAAGCGTCTATAAAGAGGACATCTCTTCCTTCTCTGTGCTTTTTAAGGACGATGATACACGTAGGAATTGATGTGTTATAGAACATGTTCGAAGGAAGCCCAATAACTGCATAAATTGAACCATTCTTTAACAGGATTTCTCTGATTGTTCCCTCAGATGCTCCTCTAAAGAGAACTCCGTGTGGAAGAACAATTGCCATTGTTCCATTGGGTTTTAAATGGTAAAAACCATGCAAAAGGAAGGCATAATCTGCCTTTGACTTCGGTGCCAGCGCACCGCCGTAGTCCATATATCTCTCGTCCTGCTTGAATCCCTCAGCTGCGCTCCATTTGGCAGAATAAGGCGGATTCATAGTAACTACATCAAACTCTGTTTCTTCATCTGTAGGCCAGTCAGCATCAAGGGTATCGCCGTTTCTGAGGTGCTGATTTTCCGGAAGAACACCATGAAGGAACATGTTCATTCTAGCAAGATTATATGTTGAAGGCATAAGCTCCTGCCCATAATACTTGATATAATCCGGCTCTTTTGAATAATGCATGCAGCTCAGCATAAGGGATCCAGAACCCATACATGGATCATATACCTGAAGGCCTTTCTTTTCCTCCTGCCCGAGCATGGCTATTCTACAAAGAATCTGCGCAGGACCATGAGGCGTATAGAATTCTCCTGCCTTCTTACCGGTTTCAGATGCAAACTGTCCAATAAGGTATTCATAAGCGTTTCCAAGAACATCGCCCTTAGCATGAATCAGATCAGCGTCTTCTAACACCTTAATAACATCTGCAATGGTTGCAGACTGCTTAGTGTCACCTGTACCAAGTCTGTTTGAATAAAGGTCCACATCAGCAAATAAGCTGTTGAAGAGTTCATCTGACTCCTGTATTCTATTAAATGCAGACTGGAGTTTTTCTCTGTTAAAACTGTTACTCTTTGCAGCATTTAAGATGCTTGTATATGTCATATCAGAATCCAGTGTATAGTGAAGAGAATCTTTTAACTCTTCAAGAAGTGCTTCACTATCATCAGACTTCATAGCTTCTTCATAGGCTTTCTGCGCATCTTCAAGATTCTCTGGCTCTTCATCATTTAAAAGATCATATACTTTAGCCAAATAAGAATCTGACAAGTATTTATAAAAGACAAGTCCGAGCAAATATGTCTTATACTCATTTGCATCCATTTTTCCACGGAGAACATCTGCTCCACTCCATAGTACTTGTAATAAGTCTTTACTTTCTGCCATCTCTTTCCTCCAACGTTTTTTAATTTATAATTCAAGTGTTTTAATTATCTATTAGCTGTTTCTTGTCTCTTCGTAACTATTCTCTCTACCGGAAACTATTGTTCTTATTAAAAAACTTTTCTATTTTTTCCTACGGGAGTTGAATAATCACTTTAATTAGTGAGGCAGGTGTCAAAAGAACCATTTGGCACCTACCTCACTAATATAAGTTAAAAACTTCCTAAGCTTTGTTCTTTATTTATGCGCTGTTGAGAGATCATCTTCAATAGCTTTTATTATTCGTTCCACTATTAGAGCTCGGACATTGCTGTTCAATGGGACAACGTTGCCTTCTTTGTCATGGTCCTTATACTCGAACGCATATTGTTCAGCAATCTTGCGAACAAGCGTTGCCAGATCCTTTCCAACTTGATCTGTATTTGCGACCACGCTGTAGCCGAATTTAGGTCCATATACTGATGTAAAATCCGTATCGCAGGTCACCTTCTGTTCTCCTGATTCGTCATATGTAATAGAAGCCGAAAGAACCATCTTTTCAGTGTCTGTAGACGGATTCTGAGGCCCTGATGTCTTATTTCTTGCCATTTGATAATACTTCCTGTTTAAAATATCTTTTATATATAATAACACCTCATGATTAGAAAACTCAAAAATCGGAGTTTTTAGCGCATAATTACCCTTACATAATTTACACAGAAAAATTGTTTTTAACTATCCATTCTTAACATCATTGTTTGTTTTTATAATGTCGGACTTAAGCAAATTAAGTTGGGCTTTTAATGCAGCCTTTTCTTCACGAAGTTGAAAAATATGAGTCTATTAAAGGAAAAGAATTTCTATAGGAACTCTTTTGTTTACAGCAACCTTCATTCTCATTATAAGCTATTTATAGCAAGCAAAAAACAACATTATTACACCCTATGTGTTGGGCGCAATATGTTGTCTTTTTGATGTCAATTATTCAATTTTCACGAACGAAAGGTCAGTCTTCGTACTCTGAAATAAGTTTTTTAGCTTCTTCTTCTGAAAGAAAATCGAAATTTTCAAGCAGATACGCTACCAGATACTCTGATATCTTTTCGTCTGGAACATTAAATCGCTTAGCAGTTTTAATCGAAGCCTGAATTGAAGCCTGAATAGCTGCCTCATTTCTCATTATTTCCATCGCCTTGCTGCTCATTATGGCCACTCCTTTCTCAG